GTTAACTGGATCTATAGCACAAACGACAACCGGTTCATTTAATTATGTAAATGTTTCTAGCACATTTATTACACAAGGAACCGTATTTATGTATACAGCATCGTTACCTACTACAAATCCAGGAGTTGTAAATCAATTATGGAGAAGTGGCAGTTATTTAATGATTAGTACAGGCTCTGGAAGTTAAGGTAATTATGTTTAGAATATTTTATGCACAATCTGATGCTACATTATATGAAGGAGCTACTACTAGTAGCGCTACTAGTCTTACGAATACTGGACTAGATGAAGTATTAGAAATTGGTAAACGTTTAAGTACAGATGGCAGTACTTTGTTAAAATCTAGATCATTGATTAAATTTGATATGAGTGAGATTCAACAAGTATTATCAACATATTCGGTGCCGTTAAGTTCATGCAAATTTATTTTACAGTTATTTACAACTCATGCAAAAAATTTGCCAAGTGAATATACAATTGATGCAAAAATTGTAGGACAGCCGTGGATAAATGGTACAGGTTATTTAGGTGCATCGCCAATTATTAAAGATGGCGCACAATGGGCAACGCCGTATGCTTCATGGTCATTAGATAATACATCTGGAAGTTTGTGGATTTCTAGTTCTCAACAAATTCAAGTAAACAATTCATCATTATATGTATCTGGTTCTGGGTATGGCGGAAGTTGGTTGTGGCAATCGGGTAGTGGATTTTTTAATACATCTAGTTTTAATCAAGTATTTTTTCATCAACCTGGTTTAGAAGAAAATGAATCTTTTTCTTATCGTCCAACTGACATCTATATGGATGTAACTGATGCAATCGATTTATGGATTAGCGGAAGTGGCGGACATACTATAGAAAATAATGGATTCATATTAAAATTTTCTGATTCAGATGAGGCCGTTGCCGGCGTAAGCGGTTATATTCGATTTTTTAGTAGGGATACGCATACCGTATATGTTCCTAGATTGATCATGTATTTCGATAATTCGGAATATGCTTCTACATTAGATGATGTTGATTTAGAATCATTTTTAATATATTCAAAATTAAAACCAGAATATAAAGATACCGAAATAATTAAGCTTAGAATTTATGCGCGAGATAAGTATCCTATAAAATCTCCAACAAATTTATTTCCTACACAAACCGTACAAAAATTACCAACTACTACATATTATGCAGTATTAGATGCTGCAACGGACGAATACATAATTCCGTTTGATAATATTTATAATAAAGTAAGTTGCGATAATACTAGTAATTACATTTACATGGATATGAATGGTTTTATGCCAGAACGATATTATCGTTTAGAATTCATGATAACAGATGGATTTACACAGCAGTATATCGATGACCAAATTTATTTTAAAGTAGTTAGATAATGGCAAAACAACAAGATTTAGCAGGTAGCCCAGGTAAAGATCCAAATTCTGAAGAATTCGTAGTTGCCTCACCTGCATCATTTTATTTACAAAATGGCCTAACTGCAGTTTCAAATAATACTGCAATTATACCTAGAGATTCTGCAGGAAATATTATTATAACTGAAAATAGTATTGATAATCCTTTACTTATTATTGAGCCAACTGCTAGACAGATCAATAAACAAAGTTTTTTAAATACCGTACAAACTAGATTTCAATATTTTAGTTTCCCTGCAATCGTTTTTGCTACTGGTAGTTTTGAACCAGCTCCGATAAATTTAGATGATATTTTAATTGATCCTGTTTATGCAAGATATAAACCAACGGAATCTAGAAAAATACAAATCGGAATACCTTCTGGTATATTAATGGATGAGTTAGTTGATGGAAACCCTACTCAGAAAATAAACAGGTATTTTATTACTAAAGAGATAAAACGTTCCGGTGCAAATCTTAGATTTAGAATTAAATTGCAACATCGTTTTGATACGCCAAATTCTGCTGACATCGGAACTGCGTTTTTTTATATTGCAAAAACTACAACACAAGATGGATTAAATCGAACGTTTTTAGGGCCATTTTATAATTCAAATTTTGAAAATACGCAGCAACAAGACGCATTTGTACAATTAATAAACGATATCATAATAAATGCAAACGAATATTGCACGTTGGGACAAACAAACGCATCCGATGCAGAAGTTAAGGCAACATTTATATCAATTTCTAATAGTTCGGCGCCCGTAAATTCAATAATATTGTCATCAACATTTATTAATAGTTTAAAAAATGTTTTACAAGATAATCCGTTAAATGGACTTGAACCAGCAAGCAGATCTAATTTAATTAGTACTAATATACAACTTGATATATTACGACCTAATTTAAGATCTACGTTATCAACACAATTAGATAATTATTTAGATCAAGTACAACAAGCTACGCCTGGACGTATAGGACAATATGGCGTTCAAGATTTATATATTGATGTTACTATTCCAAATTCGTCATTTACGCAAGGCGATGTTTTTGGTATAACTGCAATTTGTAATCTAAATGAAGAATTTAGATTTCATACGATAAATGCTGATACATCGTATTGGTCCATAACAAATGCAGATAAAGTTGTCGATGATTGGAATAATTTATTAGTAAGTGGGTCAAACGCAGGATAATATAAAATATGTTAACGCAGTATAAAAATATCGAACAAATATTAATTGCATCTCAATCTTTATCGGCTGAACGATATACTGCATCTGATGTTTCTGATTTTCGAACAAATGTAACGTTTAATACCGATATCATACAACGAGATGATACCGATCGGGTCGAATTACATGTATATTTAGATCAAACATGGATTACAGCAAATCACAATGTTCCTGCCGTAGGAAGTATTCCGCAATATTATGATGGTAATAATATTATATCATTTACTACTCAACCGTTAGCTATTGATTTATATGCACAATTACAAAATCAATTAAAAATATCAGCCGGTCAGTTTAGATTTGTAGTTAACTTTTTTAAAAATTTAATTGGAAATTACGATTTACAGTATTTAAAAATTCAAGAAATTTCTCCAGATCGAACAGAGATTGCACTGCGACCAACAGATCCAACTAGTTCTAGATATTTACAACAAATAACTAATTTTATACAAACTGTAAATTTAACTAGTTTACGTACCGGGCCTGTTTATAAAACATTGTTATTAAATTTTAGCAGAAATAATACTGCTACTATTATTAATGCAGTAGAAGCTAAAGGCGTATTATATATTAAATTATATGAACCATTGCCCGAAGATATTCAGGAAGGATTTAAATGTTGGATTGTTGAAGAACAAAAACAACCATATATAGACAACGTTGTTATTAATCCAGCTATTGCACTTCCTACAACAAACGTTTTATCAGGACCAAATTGGCAAGCAAATTATTCATATAATACATCTGCAGAAACTGGTTTTAAAACATGGACCGATTTATTAGGATCTTCATTATCAACATCTCAACAAATTATTGATGCATATTTCTCCGGAAGTTTGTCAGGAATGAAACTGAATATTGATTATTCAGATTTTAATAACTTTGTTTTTTATAGTACAGCAACTGATAGATTAGATAATTTTAAATACAAATTAGAATTACTAGAATATTATGCTCAACAAAGTGCATCATTAGCTTTAACTAATGGTACCGCTGCACAAACAGATGCTGCTTCATATCAAACTCAAATAACTAGTTTAATTGGAGGATTTGATGGATTTGAACAATATTTGTATAATCAATCGTCATCAATATTAACAACATTTACAAATCCGTTAGAAGCGCCAATAGTTGCTAGATTAACTGGTAGTTACATAACTCCAGTGCCTAAATTAAACTCAACATATCCATATATTAATGCACCGACAACTAGTTCGCAATTTATTGCATGGTATAGTTCATCATATGAATATGCAAATATATACGATACATTTAATATAAATTCATTATATCGAAATATTCCATCATATCAAAGAATTGATGATAATAACATTGATATGATTACATTTGTTAATATGTTAGGACATCATTATGATATATTGTATACATATATCAATCATATGTCTCGTATTAATAAACGAGAGGAAAATCCAAAACTTGGTATGCCAAATGAATTATTATATTCAGTAGCAAAACAATTTGGTTGGAATTTAACTAATGGAAATCAGGACAAAAATCTTTGGCAATATGTATTAGGAACATCAGAAGCTGGTGCACCATTGACTGGATCAAATACAGTTGGCGACCCTTCTGTTCCAGCAATGGATATAACATATACAGTATGGCGTAGAATTATCAATAACTTGCCATTGTTATTAAAATCTAAAGGTACTAAACGAAGTATTCAAGCATTGTTATCTTGTTATGGTATTCCGCAATCTTTAATTAGTATTAATGAATATGGCGGTCCTCGTTTAGAACGAGCTCCAATATATGAAAAATTAAATTTTGATTATGCATTAGATTTAAGTGGTAGTTCTGCAGGTACTGTAACAGTTAATTATTCGCAATCAATAAATGCTGTAGAACTTAGATTTAAAACGGCTGATGTTGTAAAATATCCTACGATACCTAGTACTATGAATTTATTTACAATAGGTTCAAATACAGTAACTTTAAATTTTACTAGTGGAAATAAAGGGGTTGTACAAATAAATGGAACTAGTTCAAATCAAATTGAATTGTTTGATGGCAATTGGCTTAATTTAGTTTTACGAACTAATGGAACTAATTTAGATATTGTAACTAAGAAATCTAAATATGGATCGATTGTAGCTGCAGCGTCTGCATCAGCAACAGCTTCATTTGCAGGATCTGGCACATTAACATTAGGTGGGACATCGACCGGTGCTAATAGATTAGTTGGACAATTACAAGAACTTAGATTGTGGTCATCTAGTTTAAATGATGAAGCATTTAATAATCATGTTAAAGCTCCTGCTGCATACAATGGAAATATTGATTCATATGCAGAATTAGTTTTTAGATTGCCATTAACACAAAATATAAATCATAATTTAACGGGTAGTTTAACTGGGGTTGAACCAAAGCCGTCAAACATATCTGCATCGTTTTCTGGTTGGTCATTAGCAACGCCGTATGATTCAATTGAAGAAACATATTATTATGACGCAATTTCATTAGGTGGCAGTACATTTGATGATAACAAAATACGATTAGAAAATAATGATTTAGTTGGAACTTTGAGTCCTACAAGTAGAGCAGAACGAAGTCAATTTGATAAAGCTCCATTAGACAGTAAAAAAATAGGAGTATACTTTTCTCCACAAACAATGATTGATGAAGATATCATTGCACAATTAGGATTTACTAATTTAGATGATTATATCGGAGATCCAGGTAATACAAATCCATATGGATATCCTGAATTAATTGTTGAGTCTCAAAAATATTGGAAAAAATACACTGATAAAAATGATTTTAATTCGTATATTTCAATGTTTACGTTGTTTGATTTATCATTCTTTAAACAATTAGAACAATTACTACCGGCACGTGTCGAAAAAATTACAGGTGTTTTAGTACAACCGAATATATTAGAACGAAATAAAGATACGATATTACCAATCCTACAAAAAACAAATGATACATATAATGCACAATTGGTTAGTACGTTGCCAACCGCGTCTGCATATTATGTTCAATATACGGGATCGATTGATGGTAAAATAATGACATTATCTGGAACTGATGATGATCAACTACAAGGATATTTAACAGCATCAATTGCTCAGAAATATAATGGCACGACATATAGTTATCAATATTTAACATACTCTGGTAGCACATATTATACTAGTTCTACTCCATATTGGCGTAGTGAAGTTTCGTTTCCAGCAATTACATCGAGTGTAACATCGGAATATAGATTTGTATCGGGTACGGTGTTAGCTATAACAAGTTCTGGACCTATAGGGTATTATGGTACCGGATCTTATGGTACTAGCAGTTATGCAATTACGTCTCCTTTAGTATTTACCGGTAGTTTTGCACAAGTACAAGACTACTTGCCACGTGGAATTGAAAATCATCGATATGCTGGATGTAAAATTACTGGTCCAGGATTTAATGCCCCATCAACCGAATCGGTAGACGGTGGTCCGGTTGTACAATGGAGTTTATCAAATCCAAATCAATTGGTATATCAACAACTAGGACAAGAAGGTAATTTAGTCATAACAAACAAAAAAAATCCAGGTAAAAAGTCTACGGGAAAAAGTAGCAATACAAATTAACCATTTTTTTAATATGTAATATTTATAATAAAGGTAAAAATATTATGGGATATTTAGATAATTCTACAATTACAGTTGATGCAATTTTAACTTTAAAAGGCCGTGAACTTTTAGCTCAAGGCGGAAATGCATTTAACATTACACAATTTGCAGTTGGAGATGATGAAGTTGATTATTCATTATGGAATCCAGATCATCCACTTGGTACATCATATTATGGCACTATTATTGAAAATATGCCAATTACAGAAGCTATTCCAGATGAAACGCAGGCATTGAAATATCGATTGATATCATTGCCTAAAAATACTGTATATTTACCTAAAATTAATGTAGGAAATACTACGATAATATTACAAACACCAGGCGCATCTTCAGTTATTGCACCTAATACTGCTAATATTATTAGTGGCAATAGTACATTGGGATATACAGCAATATTATCAGACAATTCAATTGCAGATTTACAAGTATCTCAACCATTGGCTAATGCAGCAGCAGCTCCTACCGCTCCTGGATTTATTGGTGATAATTCAGATGCAACTAGTGTGTCTGCAGTAGGATTCCAATTTAGAGTAGTTGCAAAATCAGTATTTGTTACTGATAAAACTGCAACTATTACTATTATTGGTAATGAAACAGGAGGCAGCGTTACTATTCAGTTAACCGTTAAAAAAGTAGTTAACTAACGCATAAAAGGAAAATATTAATATGAAAGAATTAATTAAACGATTAAAAACACAACCAAGAATAGGACAAACTCCCGAACTTCCAAATTTGGGAAATAATGCATTACTTGGAGCATTAAATCAAGCAGCACAAAATATTACAGGTAGAACATTTACTAGATTTGATGTATTAAATGATGTCGTTGGAAATCAAACCGAAACTGTTACAGCTGGATTATGGAGTGATAATATTGCTAGTCTGACTACGTTTTTTACATCATCTGCAGAAACTACAGCACAACGTAGATATTATGTTGATGTTTATCAAGAAACTCCTAGCGCAGATGGCGCAGCAACACAATTTTCTTTAGCATTCGGTCATGCTTTAGGTAGTGGATCAGATTCTCAAGGACAGTTAGAAGATTCTCCATCAAAAGCAATTTATTCGCAATACCGACAATTATTACTTAATCCTACAGATTCTAGATTTACAACAGCTGGCTCTGGAAGTACTGATTATATCTATGTTATTAACTTTAAACGTAATCGTTTACGAGAACGATTAGATGCTGGAAATTTTGAAATTCCATTACGTACAATTTCTGGTTCTAGACCTACTAATGCAACGGGTAGTGTAAATGTTTCGGGGTCTAGAGTAATCACATTAATTGATGATTCATCAATTTCAAATCCAACGGTTGGAGATTCTGGACAAGTTTATAATATCGTATCAGGTTCTATCAATGATGGTGTTTACAATCCATCGGCGCCAGTATATTACGGATTAGC